CCGTCGCACCCCCGTCCCCGCCAAACCATCGCACCTCCCTCCCCCGCCAAACCCTCTTGCGCCCCAAGAGCCCCTGAAGTATATACCAAGTATGGCTGCACGATGGACCGACCAATTCGCATTCGACACGGCCCTCATCCTTGAGGGTGGTGGAGACTCGCTCGACGACCTGAAGGCGAAATACGACGTCACTTCAGACGACCTGCTGCGTTTCAAGAGCGACTCGCAGTTCAGGAAGCGTGTGGGCGAATACCGCGAGGACATCCGTGCCAACGGCACGACGTTCAAGATGAAGGCCCGCGCCCAAGCAGAGGACTTATTGCTCACATCCTGGCAGCTTATCCACGACCCTGGGGTTAGCCCGTCGGTCAAGGCCGACCTCATCAAGTCCACAGTCAAGTGGGGTGGGCTGGAGCCCAAGAACGATGAGGGCAACGTAGGCCCGGCCGGCGGCGTGTCGATCACGATCAACCTGGGCGATGACAGGGACAAGCCTAAGCTGGTGACAGTGGACAACGACCGCGAGCACGACCATGATCTGCTTCCCGGATGACTATAATGGCCTGCCGGCGCTCAGACTTCCGACGCTGGCGGAATATCGTGCTGCGCAGGCAGCACTGGTTGAAGCCGAAGTGTCGTTCCGCACAGTTCTGGTACCGCCGAAGAAGCCAAAACTAGCCCGCAATAAGCACCTGGCCAGGCCGGCGGAATATATTCTCATAGGGGTGAGTCCTGCCGGATGACTGATAACATCGTGAAACTGACCCCCGCACCTAAGAGTGAGCCGAATCAGGTGCTGATCGACGAGCTTGAGCGGCTGCTTGAGCGGGCGCGCAGTGGGGACCTCATAGGTGGTGCGCTGACCTTCCTGGACGCTGGCGGTGTAGCAGAGTATCACATCGTTGGGTGCGCCGGCGGTTTCAGTATGGCCGGCGCGGTTGCTTGTATGCAGGCCAGGCTGGTCGATATAGCCAACGAGTCCACATATGACCTTCCAGATTAACTACACCCCGCCGCCGACCGGCGCTAAGTTCATGCAGTCCGACGCACGGATGCGTGTGCTCATGGGGCCTGTGGGTAGCGGTAAGTCAGTAACGTCTAGTTTTGAGGTCATCCGCCGGGCGACGATGCAGAAGCCGGACCAGCATGGGAAGCGGCGGACGCGCGCTGCGATTGTCCGTGAGACGGCTAGGCAGCTGCAGGATACCACCATCAAGACGTTCCTCGACTGGTTCCCCCCGGGCGTCTGTGGCCGCTACATGCGGACGACGAAGACGTACTTCTTCTCGGTGGGCGATGTTGAGTGCGAGGTGATGTTCCGGGCGTTGGATGACGCCGACGATGTGGCGAACTTGAACTCGCTGGAGCTTTCGTTCGCGTGGTTCAATGAGTGCCGGGACATTCACCCTGACATCGTCGATGCTATGTCCAAGCGTATTGGGCGGTTCCCGTCGGCGAAGGACGGAGGCCCTACCTGGTTTGGGATGTGGGGTGACACGAACCCGCCAACGATGGACACCTGGTGGTACTACCAGATGGAGCATCTCAGCCCTACTGATGGCATCAGTCTGAACGACAACGGCTGGGATGTGTTCAAGCAGCCGTCGGGGCGCAGCCCCTACGCTGAGAACATCGAGAACTTGCCGGAAGGGTACTACGACACCCAGGGTCGGTCGGATGAGTACATCCGGGTGTACATCGACGGCGAGTATGGGCTGAGCCTGGCCGGGCAGCCGGTGTTCAAGTATTTCAACCCGGACTACCACATGGCCAAGCAGCCGTTGCGGCCGATCGTTAGTGCCACCAGGCCGATAATCGTCGGGATGGACCTTGGGCTGACGCCGGCTGCTGTGTGCGGGCAGCTTGATCCGCGGGGGCGGGCGCTTGTCCAGGCTGAGGCTGTGAGCTTCGACATGGGTGTGCAGCGGTTCGTGAGGCAGATGCTCAAGCCGCTGCTCTATGAGAGGTTCCCGGGGGCTCCGGTGTTTGTTGTGGTCGATCCGGCGGGTACGCAGAGGGCGCAGACGGACGAGCGCAGCGCGGTCGATATCATCAAGGCTGAGGGGCTGAAGGTCATCCCGGCCAAGACCAACAAGATCAGCGCGCGGCTCAGCGCCGTGGACGACTACCTCATGCGGCAGGTGGATGGAGAAGCCGCGTTCCTCGTGGACCCGCGCTGCATGGCGCTCAAAGCGGCCCTGATGGGCGGCTACCGGTACGACCGGAAGGTCGAGAAGATCGACAAGAACAAACACAGCCACGTCGCTGACGCGCTGCAGTACCTCATGCTGCATATCGGGTCGGTCAGTGGCGGGGAGATGCCGCAGCGGCGGGAGATCAAGCAGGCGCCGATGGCAGCGTGGGTTTAGGGTTGACACCGCCTGTTGCCACCGGTAGCCTGCTTGTGTTTCCATCAGCTGCGTTTTCCTCCGAGCCTTACCCCCGCTACCCTCGTGGCGGGGGTATTTTTTGGTTGTTGACTACCCTGATCGTACTGCGTATATTTGCCACGCGGTTATGTGAGGCACCATGGCAGGACTGACGTTTCTACGGGTCGTCGGTAACGATGACCTCGCCGCCCAGGATCGGCAGTATGAGCTGGATGCAGCGATGCAGGACCGGCAGAATCAGCCTGTTGTCCTAGGGCTGACGGCTCATATCCGTGAGTGCTGGGATGCCGCGCGCATCGCCAAGAAGCCGATCGAGACCATCATGCTGCGGGCGCTTCGGCAGCGCGGCGGTGAGTACGAGCCGGACAAACTCAACCAAATCCGCACTACCGGCGGGTCTGAAGTCTACATGATGCTCACCGAGATCAAGTGCCGCGCGGCGGAGAGCTGGCTGCGGGACATCTTGATGGATCAGGGGCAGCCTCCGTGGGACATGCAGCCCACACCACTGCCGGAGCTCTCACCTACCCACCAGGCGGAGCTGGAGGAGGCTTTCGGTCAGTCAGTGGTCGAGCAGCTGCAGCAGGCAGGCCGTGCTCCCACCATGCAGGAGATGCAGGAACTGCGCGAAGTTGTCGCGCAGGACTATCGGTTCAAGCTGCTGCAGGCAGCGCAGAACCGCGCCGACCGGATGAAGGACAAGATCAACGACCAGTTCGCCCAGGGTGGCTGGAGCGAGGCGTTCAACGACTTCTTGTCCGACCTGGTGACGTTCCCCGCGGCGTTCCTGAAGGGGCCGGTGGTCCGGCGTCAGCGGGTGCTTGAGTACACCACGGACGAGAGCGGCGCTACGGTGGTCGATGCCGGCGAGAGGCTGGCTCCTGAGTACGAGCGGGTCGATCCGTTCAACATCTATCCTGAGCCGGGCGTGGCCCGGCTGTCTGATGGGTACTTGTTCGAGCATCATCCGCTGACGCGCACGCAGCTCGCCGATCTGATCGGTGTGCCTGGCTACGACGACGATGCCATCCGCAAAGTGCTGGAGTTTGGCAATGGCCAGTCGTGGATTAGCGAGGACGTAGAGCTCCAGAAGGAAGAGCTGGAGCGGAAATATTACGCCTACAACACCCCCACCGACACGTTCGATGCGCTGGAGTTCTGGGGTAAGGTCAGCGGCGCTATGCTGCGCGAGTGGGGGCTCGAAGAGGACGAGGTTCCCGACGAGGCCAAAGAGTACGACGCCAATGTCTGGGTCGTTGGTAACTACGTGATTAAAGCTGTGCTCAACTATGACCCGCTCGGCGAGAAGCCGTACGCGAAGTCGTCGTTCATCAAGCGGCCAGGGTCACTCTGGGGCAGCGGCATCCCGGAGATCATCGAGGACCTGCAGAACATCTGCAATGCGGCCGCCCGGGCGCTGGTGAACAACATGGGCTTGGCCTCTGGGCCGCAGGTGGAGGTCAACATCGACCGGCTGCCGCCCAACGAAGACCTCACCAACATGCACCCGTGGAAAATCTGGCAGGTCCAGCAGGACCCGGCCGGGTCCAGTGCGCCGGCGGTGCGGTTCGCCCAGCCTGACTCCCGTGCAGGCGAGCTCATGGCGGTCTACGACCGGTTCTCGCGGCTCGCTGACGACCACTCGGGTATCCCGTCGTACGTGTATGGCGACCTCGACGTCCAGGGCGCTGGGCGTACGGCTTCGGGCCTCTCCATGCTGATGGGTTCTGCCGGCAAGGGCATCCGCCAGGTGGTCATGCACATCGACGCGGACATCATCTATCCGATCGTGCATCGGCAGTTCGTCTACAACATGCGGTACGACGAGGATGAGTCGATCAAGGGCGATGTCGATATCGTACCGCGCGGTGCGGTGAATCTTGCTGTTAAGGAGACGACCAATGTCCGCCGAGTTGAGTTCCTCAATGCGACTGCTAATCCGGTTGATATGGAGATCATCGGCGTTGAGGGGCGTGCGGCTATCCTGCGTGAGATCGCTAAAGGCTTGCAGATGCCGGCTGACCAGCTGGTACCGTCTCGCGACAAAATGTCTGTCCAAATGCGTCAGCGTGCTGCAGCCGCAGCAACGCAAATGAGCGCCGGGGGCGGCGGGTCCCCCTCGGCTGAGCCTGCGCAGCAGCAGACGAACACCGTAGCAAACCAAGATACAGGGCAAGCGGTATGACGCGGCCCTCACAAGATGTGGTTAAGGCTTTGGCCTCAGCTTCCCGGCGGCACCCAGAGATCGTCCAGTGGTTGGACGACTGGTACGCCAAGGAGCTAGGTGCGTTGCCTTATGCCGCTGGGAACACTGCACTTGCTCAGGGGCGGTGCCAGGTTCTCAAAGAGGTCTCCGACCTCGTCCGCAGCGCCCCTGAAAACGCACACCGCTAGGAGCGTAACATGAACCTTCCTGCACAGCTTGCATCCCAACGAGAAGCCATCGACAAGTTCTACGCCAGCCAGAACGCGGAGGCAGACGCCGCCGACGACGCTGCGGCTGTAGACGACGCCGAGGATATTTCTGTCGAGGATGAGGCTGGTCAGGCCGATGCTGCCCCGGAGGAAGCTCCGGCCAAGGCAGAGGATTTTGAGCAGAAGTATCGTTCCCTCCAGGGTATGTATAACGCTGAGGTCCCGCGTCTCCATGCGCAGAACCGCGAGCTGAAGCAGCGCCTGGACCAGATGGAGCAGTTGCTCGGCACAGTGTCGTCGTCTCAGACGCCGGCCGATAACCCGGGCGAGGCTCCTGCCCAGCCGACCTATATCACGCAGCGCGACGTAGACGAGTATGGCGAGTCCATCGACGTCATGCGCCGGGCCGCCAAGGAGGAGGCTGCAGCCTACCAACGTGAGATTTCTGACCTGCGCAACATGGTCACTTCGCTGCAGTCGCAGCTGGTGCCGCAGGTCAATCAGCTCTCGCAGCGGCAGGCTGTGTCGTCTGAACAGGCATTCTGGTCTGAGTTGCAGGCTAGCGTACCGAACTGGAAGACTACGAACGATAACCAGGACTTCCAGTCTTGGTTGCTTGAGATTGATCCTCTGACTGGTATCTCGCGGCAGACATACCTTGAGGATGCGCAGCGCAACCTGGATGCCAGGCGTGTTGCGGCGTTCTTCACGGGTTGGCCTGGCTATCAACCGGAAGGGCAAGCGCCGGCCCGAGGCCAGCGTTCTGCGGATGAGTTGTCTCGCCAGGTTGCTCCCGGCCGTGGCCGGTCTGGCGGCGCCCGTCAGTCTGCCCCTGGGTCTGATAAGACCTACTCCCGCTCCGATATCGCCGCCTTCTATGGTGACGTAAGGACCGGCAAGTACAAGGGGCGCGATGATGAGCGTAAGCGAATCGAGCGCGACATCTTCGCTGCACAGCGAGATGGTCGTATCACAGACGGCTAATCAAGGAGATAGGGTATGAGCTACCCGTCCATTGGTGGTCGCCCGAATTACTCTGGGAACTTCATCCCGGAGATTTGGAGCGGCAAGCTGATCGAGAACTTCAAGAGATAGGAGTTCGTTAAACCCGGTCTAAATAACGGGAACCGCAAGGAACCCGATCCAAGCGCTAGAATAAGTGAGGTACATGTGCTCACTGAGAAATACCTAGCCGGACTTATCGACGCAGACGGATCGTTCGGCGTCAGATATTTCCGCAGACCGCAAGGGGACTATCGACCTGCCATGTTTTTGCAGGTCTCCCAGAAAGCGGCCAGAGACCAAGTTCTGTATATGCTGCAGG